TCTTGAGTAGTAGAGAATCGACAGAAGATTTTAAAGCACGACGTGAAATGACTTTTTGTCCGGGTTTTGCTGCAGCAGGCATCAATGAAGTAAAAAATTCAATTTTTCAACGTCTGTCTGATATTACACGAATTGGTGGTAGTCAATCATATCAAGACGCTATTAGTGCTGATGTTGATTTACGTGGCAATTCAATGAATAGTTATCTAGGTAGTGAAATACTATTAGAATTATTAATTATGGCTAAAGTTGGCATCTATGTTGATATGCCTATCTTGGATGGTAAGACAGTAGCAGACGCACGAAAAGCACGACCATATCTGTATGCCTATAAAGCAGAAGATATACGTTCTTGGTCTTGTGATGTACCAGGTCAACCTAATGAATTTTCTCATTTATTATTATGCGATCATTTATATGAACGTGATTCTTTAACAAATTTACCCACAGATAAGATTGAACGGTTTAGATATGTGAAAAAAGTAGGTAATGTAATTACCCTTAAATTTTTTGATACTGATGGAATACCAATAGATATGGATGGGAATGAAGGTGAATATGAATATACATTAGATTTACCCAAAATACCTTTTACTTTGATAACGATTCCGACATCATTAATGAAAAATGTAGCAGATTATCAGATTGCATTACTTAATTTAGAATCTGCCGACATCAATTATGCACTTAAGGCAAATTTCCCCTTCTATACTGAACAATATGAACCACGTACTGAAGCATTATACCAAAAACCAGTAGGTGGCGATGATACCGCAAAAGACGCAGAAATTAAAGTAGGTCCAGCACAAGGTCGTCGCTATCCAATCAATACTGAGAGACCTGGATTTATTCATCCTTCGTCTGAACCTTTAATTGTTAGTATGGCCAAGGAACGTCAATTAAAAGAAGATATACGACTATTGATTAATTTAGCACTTACGACATTAAGTCCTAAGATGGCGTCGGCTGATAGTAAGGAAATGGATAATCAAGGATTAGAATCAGGTTTGTCTTTTATTGGTTTGATGCTGGAGAAAGCCGAAAGAAAACTGGCTGAATTTTGGTCAAGTTATGAAGGTGGTAAGACAGCTACAGTTAATTATCCTAAAAATTATAATTTGAAGAGCGAAGATGATCGCCAACGAGAAGCCGAAGGAAATCGCACATTGATGGAAGCCGTACCAAGTGATCAGTACAAACGAGAAATAGCAAAGGAAATTGTACGAGTGACATTAGGCGGCAAAGTAGCAAAGGAATCAATTGATGTAATTTTCAAAGAGATTGATGCTGCACCAACTATGACTTCTGATCCCAAAGTTATATCAGAAGATTGGAAGAATGGATTCGTATGCACAGAAACAGCTAGTAAAGCACGCGGATACGAAAAAGGTGAAGTCGAGAAAGCTAAGAAGGATCATGCTGAACGTATGGCGGAAGTATTGAAAGCACAAACTGCACCTGGACAGGCACGCGGAAATCCTGATGGTCAGGTCGGACAGCCGACAGGTGGGGGTGAAAAGGTAAATAAGCCAGGTAGAGGAGAAGCAAATGTATAATACACTCTCCGAAGCCAAAAACTATTTTGAGTCACGTCTCAATACTGATGCTTGGGATGATGCAAATGACGAAAAGAGAACAAAAGCACTTTCAATGGCCGCAAGGTCGATTGATAGTTTGAATTATATTGGTGATCGCGTTAGATCAGCCGAATTTCCTAGGGGAGAGGATACGGAAGTACCTGATACAGTTAAGTATGCTGAATGTGAGATCGCATTAGCTTTACTTAATGATATGGACATTGATTTAGAAATCGAGACTTTGAATACAAGAAGTACGCAATTTGGTGATATGTCGATGGTAAGTGATGTTTCATTCGTACCAGAGCACCTAGCAAACGGAATAGTTAGTGCGATTGCCTGGCAGTTTCTCAAACCATATTTACGCGACCCGCGTACAATAGTTTTCAACCGAGTTAGTTAAGGAGCACAAAGTGAGACTTTTTCAAACGTATTACGAAGGTGAAGATGATGCCGCTGCCGCTGCCGCTGCCGCTGCCGCTGCCGCTGCCGCTATTGTTCCTAAGACATTTACTCAAGAACAATTAGATAAGATTCTTAGCGATAGATTAAAGAAAACTAAATTGGAACAAGAAAAATTAGCTAGTCAACTGACTGAATTGAAGAAAAATCAAAATTTGAGCGAAGAAGAAAAAAATGAATTGCAAAAGAATATTGATGATTTACGATCTTCTCTTTCGACTAAGGAAGAAGTCGCCGCGAAAGAGAAAAAAGCGATGGAGCAACAATATGCCAAAGAACTAGAAGCAAAAGGTAAGGAAGCTGAAACATGGCGAACACGATTTACGACTTCAACAATCGAACGTGCATTGATTGATGCTGCGGTAGAACAGAAGGCTGTTAGACCACAACAACTTGTTGATTTATTATCAGGAAAAACACGTTTGGTTGAACAAGTGGCAGATGGAAAATCAACTGGGGAATTCGTCCCTCAAGTTAAATTTGAGGGTAAAGATAAAGACGGAAAGGCTATATTATTAGACCTTCCTGTCAAGGATGCATTGAAACAGATGAAAGAAGATGCCGATTCTTACGGAAATCTATTCCTTTCTGACGCGACTGGAGGCACAGGACAAACCCCGACTCCAGGGGGTAATAGAGGCACTGTCAATTTATTGGATACAGCGACGTACATTGCCCAACGTAAAAAAGGATTGAAACTAGAGCAAGTCAGAGGATGAAAAGATGAAGTTCCAAACGTTCTACGCAAATAGCATTGATGCCCTTATTCCTGAAATTTGGGCAAATGAATCATTATTGATTCTTGAGGAAGAGATGGTTATGGGTAATTTGGTTCTCCATGATTTTAGTGATGAAGTTGCTAATTTTGGTGAGACAGTTCATACTCGTAAGCCTGGTGAATTTGTTGCTGTTCGCAAGACTAATGCTGACAGTGTTACGAATCAGGATGTTGATGCGACCGATGTTGAAGTCGTGTTGAATCAGCATGTGCATGTTAGCTTTATTATCAAAGACGGTGAACAATCCAAGGCATTTAAGGATTTGGTGCAACTTTACTTGGCACCTGCTATGCAGGCTAATGCCCGTATGTTGGATCAGGCACTTGCTGGCCAAGTGATGAGGTTCCTTGCTAATACTTGCGGTGCATTAAGTGGTTTAACGAACAGCAATGCTCATGATTATTTGATTGATGCCCATGATCTACTGAATCAGAATAAAGCATACACGGAAGGACGTAACTTAGTCTTGACTTCTGCTTCTGAAGCTCAAATGCTCAAGACTGATCTATTCATTTCTGCTGAGCGAGTTGGTGATGGTGGTCGTGCGTTGCGTGAGGCTTCGCTCGGTCGTAAATTTGGTTTCAATTGTTTCATGGATTTGAATACTCCTTCGTGCAGCGGTGCAATGACTACAACGACCACGACTAAGTTGGCAACAGTCAAGGGTGCTACTGCTCCTGGTGATTGCTTGACGGCTGCGGTCGGTGTCGGTACTTATATTACGATTGCTGGTGATATGACCCCGTTGCGTAGCACAACGAATACCACGACTCTAGTTCCCACGCGAGCAATTCGCGAGGCGACAGCGAGTGGTGCAGTTGTAACCAAGTATCCTACGGCGGCAGTTGATTTGACTGCTAATTACGTTTCGGGTTGGGTCAAGGCTGTCCATATTGATGGTGGTGCTGTCCCGCATGTTGGACAACTTGTATCTTTTAATGCTGGTGACGGTGCTACTGGTACTGTGCGTACCCCCGAGTACGTTATTATTCAGGTTGATAATACTGCTGCTTCTGATTATGACATTACATTGGATCGTCCTCTTGAGACTGCTTTAGCAAATGATGATCTTGTTTGTCTTGGTCCCAATGGTAGTTTCAATTTTGCTTTCCACCGTAATGCTTTGGCTCTTGTTAATCGTCCGTTAGCTCTGCCGATTCCAGGTGCAGGTGCTAAGGCTGCCGTCGCTGTTTACAATGGTATGGCAATGCGTGTTGTCATGCAGTATGTAAGCGAACTGCAAGGCCATCGTGTTACGATTGATAGTTTGTTCGGTGTCAAAGAACTTGATACCGCCCTCGGTGCTGTCCTCTTAGGTTAAGGAACACGGTGCGGGTGATCGCAAGATCACCCGCACTTTTCCTACTATGGACAACTGCAAAGACTCACAACGTGAATTCTGTGACTACAGATTTAGTAGTCAAGATAGAAAATTAGATAATTTAGATAAAAAATTAGATACGTTGATTGATGTAATCAAAGGTAATGGTAAATTAGGAATGGTTCTTAGAGTAGATAGATTGGAACAAGCACGCAAGCGACAAGTTAAATTGATCTGGGTAATTATAAGTGGTATTTTTGCATTACTTTGCAACACAGCAGCCGGACTATTAGGATTCTAAAATGGGAAGAACCTCAAGACTCATGTATAGATTATGGCGCTCTTGGGGTGTTCCTGTCGCCCTATATCGCGTAACAGATAGTGTAGTTGATCGTAAAACAGGAAAAATAGAATTAGTTACAGAAAAAATTAAAATTAGACATGGTGTGAAAACACCAGTTGATGAAAAATACTTTAAGGGAGTAAAGATTGGTGATATAGGACTAATCGTTGCATTGAATGAAACACCAGGACGAGAAGACTATTTTGTGATTGATGGATTTAGATATAGCGTGGTTTCGCATCAAACAGTTGACGAAGGTATCTACTTC